TGAAAATAAATTAAAAACAAACAAACAAGCTAAAGAGTCTGAAATAGAAACTTTACCTGACACACCAGATCAAGAAGGTGGAGCAGACGCTGTATTTTTTACAAGAGATGGTGAATTTCATTTAAGTGATAGAAATGGAAGGTTTATTTTTTCTAGAAACAAGGTTAGTCAAAATCTTACACCAGGAGAAAGTAAAAAAGAATTTGAGCTTAAATCAGACGGAGAAGTCTCTTTATCTAGAGAAAATGGTCTTGTTGGTATAGAAATTGTTGAAGGAAAAGATATTTCTGACGAAGTGTTTGGAGAGCCATACATAAAAGGTAAAAAACCTAATGTCACAGAAGAGGAAAATAAAAGAAGAGTTATAGAGTTAGATAAAGAAAATGCAGAAAACTTTTTCAAGAACAGAAAACAAATATTAAAAAGAGCACAGGATGCTGCAGATAAATATGGTGTGCCTGTGGTTATAACACAACACAGAGGTAATTATAAATTAACTGAAGCTGCAGGACATAAAAGTATTATGCAAGATGAAGTTGTATATCCAAAAAATGCATCAGAACAAGATTATGCAAACTTTGGCACAGTAGTACAAGATCAAGTTAGACAAACACCAGCTAAAACAGAGCAAGATCAAAAATTAAGAAACGGAGCAGAGGTTCTTGTAAACTTAAGAAAATTAGCATCATCAAAAATTCCTTTTGAAAAGGAAGGAGATGTTTTAGAAGAAACATATTTTTCAGAAAATAAAGAGGATACACAAGGATTAATAGATTTTTTAAGAAACACTACATATGATGATTTAAGTTCTGTTCACAAAAAGCTTGTTGATGAGTTAGTTAACAGACTAAGTGAAGTAAAATCATATCAAGATGTTGAAGGTTTGGGATTGTCTAGTTATGTAAATGAATTAAAAGGATCTTCAGATATAGCGAGACAAATTTTTATGGCAACTCCTGCAGAGGCCATCAATAAAAAAACTAAAGTACAAACTGCTATAGAACGTATATTCACTAGTAAAAATGAGTTAATCGGTTTTGCTGATTTTAGGCAAGTCCTTTCAATGCTTTTCAAAAATTCAGAAATGAAGATGCCTTTACTTGAAGTAAACAATAATGTTGATCGAAGAATGGCGCAAAGAATTAATGAATTCAGAGGTATTAAAGAATCTTATGAAAAGTTAGATTTTTTAAATGATGATCCAAGATTTGCAAATAAAAAGAAACCTACTACTAAAGAATATCTAAATGATGAAAACCAGATAGAAAGACGTATTCTTTCGCATCTAGGAAAGTATGAAAAAATTTAGATGGTGATAGGTTGGCTGAAGATCGTCAAGAGCAGTTTGATCAAAAGCTTAAATCATATCAAAAGATGATTGATGAAATGGCTGATCAAAACTCTCAAGATTATTTAAGAGAAGAACAGAAACAAACACAAGAAGTTTTTGATAGGCTAACTGAAAACATTGAAGATTACAATGGATTAGAGGCGAATGCTAAAGATTTTAATGTTGCTGGTGTTGAGTTTTTGAGAACTTTATTTCCACCAGATCGAGTAGCAAACTTTATGAAGAGCATGTATGGTAGAACTCCAACTATGTTTGGTAACTATTTACCTACAGTTACCAGGTCTGTCAAAGGAACTATGAGCCAAATCGGTATGGAATCAGATGTAGAAGTTCTCGGTATGGCACAAAAATTTGGTAGAACTCCTAGTAATCTTAAAGAATCTGGACCACAGACAGGAGAATATGGTGG